GGGAACCATATATAGATGAAGAGTTTAAAAGACGCGATGAGGGTCATTGGTTCTATAACAAGGACAAGCCTACTTATATTACTGGCACTCATTACATGTACTTACAATGGTCAAAGATCGACGTTGGGGCACCAGATTACAGAGAAGCAAATAGATTATTCTTTATATTTTGGGAAGCGTGTAAAGCAGATAACAGATGTTACGGGATGTGCTACCTTAAAAACAGAAGGTCTGGATTTTCATTTATGTCCTCAGCAGAGCTTGTTAACCAAGCAACGATATCAAGTGACGCCAGATTCGGTATACTATCTAAATCTGGAGCAGATGCTAAAAAAATGTTCACAGACAAGGTTGTACCAATATCCGTTAACTATCCGTTTTTCTTCAAACCGATCCAAGACGGTATGGATCGTCCTAAGACAGAACTGGCGTATAGGGTTCCGGCTTCAAAACTTACTAGAAGAAAGCTTGAGAGTAATGAGCAACTAAGAGAACTAGATGGACTTGACACAACTATTGACTGGAAAAACACTGGCGATAACTCTTACGATGGTGAGAAATTAAAATTATTAGCACACGACGAAAGCGGAAAATGGGAAAGACCGGACAACATATTAAACAACTGGCGAGTCACAAAAACAACACTAAGACTAGGATCAAGAATCGTAGGCAAGTGTATGATGGGCTCAACTTCAAACGCATTAGATAAAGGTGGAAACAACTTCAAAAAGTTATACTATAATTCAGACGTTACAAAAAGAAATCGAAACGGACAAACTTCTTCTGGACTCTATTCTATGTTCATCCCTATGGAGTGGAACTACGAAGGATTCATGGATTCTTACGGATCACCTGTTTTCGTTAGAAAAGAAAATACAGTCAAAGGAGTCGACGGTTTTGAAATTACAACAGGCGTTATTGAACACTGGGAAAACGAGGTTGAAGGTTTAAAAAACGACCAAGACAGTTTAAACGAATATTATAGACAGTTTCCAAGAACTGAAATGCATGCATTTAGGGACGAAGCTAAGCAAAGTTTATTTAATCTAACAAAAATATATCAGCAAATAGATTATAATTTAGATTCTAATAATATAGCTGCTGTTACTACAGGTAGCTTTATGTGGCAAAATGGTATAAAAGATAGTAGAGTTATATTCTCTCCTAATAAAGATGGTAGATTTAAAATTAGTTGGGTTCCGCCTGTTAATATACAGAATAAAATAATTAATAAAAACGGAGGCAAATATCCTGGTAACGAACATATAGGCGCATTTGGGTGTGATAGTTATGACATATCAGGAACAGTAGACGGTAAAGGATCTAATGGATCACTACATGGGCTAACTAAGTTTTCTATGGAAGACGCACCACCTAATCATTTCTTTTTGGAATACATATCAAGGCCACAAACAGCTGAAATATTCTTTGAAGACGTTTTAATGGCTTGTGTATTTTATGGTATGCCAATACTAGCTGAAAACAACAAACCAAGATTGTTATACTATTTTAAACGCAGAGGTTATAGAGGGTTCTCAATAAATCGTCCTGATAAAATTTGGAACAAACTATCTGTAACAGAAAAAGAAATTGGTGGAATACCTAATTCAAGTGAAGACATTAAGCAAGCTCACGCAGCGGCAATAGAGTCTTATATAGAAGAGTATATAGGTTTTACAGAAACTGGACAAGGTGATATGTACCATCAAAAGACATTAGAAGATTGGGCTGTTTTTAATATAAACAATAGAACTAAGCATGATGCTTCTATAAGCTCTGGTTTAGCTATAATGGCTTGTAACAAGAACAGATATAGACCAAATCCTGAAAAAAAATATCAACCTATAAAATTAGGTATTAAAAAATATCAAAATGATGGGGTAATTTCAAAAATAATAAAATAAATAAATGAATCAGATTTCTTATAATAACAATAGTTCATTTCCAGATCAAGTTGTACCTGATGCAGAAAAAGCTACTTTAGAATATGGTCTTGCTGTGGGTAGAGCTATAGAAGGAGAGTGGTTTAGAAATTACGGAGGCGGTGGGCTAGGCGGTAATGCTACTAATTATACTAATTATCATAATTTAAGATTATACGCTAGAGGTGAACAAAATGTTCAAAAATACAAAGATGAATTAGCTATAAATGGAGATTTATCTTATTTAAACTTAGACTGGAAGCCAGTTCCTGTAATACCTAAATTTGTAGATATAGTTGTAAATGGTATGTCTCAAAGAAATTATGAAATAAAAGCTTTTGCTGTTGATCCTTTTTCTACTAAAAAAAGAACTAAATATGCTGAAGAACTTCTTAGAGACGTTCAAGAACAAGAACTAATGCAGCAAATTCAGCAAGCAACTGGAATGGATTTAAGGTCACCACAATACAAAAGACTTCAACTAGAGTCAGAAGAAGAAATTAAACTTCATTTACAATTAGATTATAAGCAATCAGTAGAAATAGCTGAAGAAGAAGTTATAAATGACGTATTAAATAGAAATAAGTTTGAGCTAGTTAAGCGTAGGTTTTGTGAAGATTTAACTATTTTAGGAATTGGCGCTGTTAAAACAAACTGGAACAGGGCGGAAGGTGTTGTTGTGGATTACGTAGATCCAGCTTCTTTGGTTTATTCATATACTGAAGATCCTAATTTTGAAGATCTTTATTACGTTGGTGAAGTAAAGTCAGTTAGTTTACCTGACTTAAAAATGCAATTTCCAAATATAACAGAAGAAGAAATGATTAGGATTCAAAAATATCCTGGAAATTCTGAATATTTAAGAAATTGGAGTGGTAGAAACGACTCACAAACAGTACAAGTAGTTTATTTTGAATATAAAACTTATTCAGATCAAGTTTTTAAAATTAAACAAACTGCTAATGGTTTAGAAAAAGCTTTAGAAAAGCCTGATACTTTTACGCCGCCACCAAATGATGGTTTTGAAAGGGTTTCTAGAACTATAGAAACTTTATACAGTGGAGTTAAAATACTAGGTCACCCTATGATGTTGAAATGGGGCTTAGCCGAACATATGACTAGGCCAACTGCAGATACTACTAGAGTAAAAATGAATTATAATATATGTGCTCCTAGAATGTATAAAGGACGTATAGATTCATTAGTTAATAGAATAACTGGTTTTGCTGATATGATTCAGTTAACTCACCTTAAGATACAACAAGTATTGTCTAGAGTAGTTCCAGATGGTGTATTCTTAGATATGGATGGTTTAGCAGAGGTTGATTTAGGTAATGGAACTAATTATAATCCAGCAGAAGCTTTAAATATGTATTTTCAAACAGGTTCTGTTGTTGGTAGAAGTTTAACTCAAGATGGTGATCCTAATAGAGGTAAAGTTCCAATACAAGAGTTACAGACTGGATCTGGTGGTGCTAAAATACAATCACTAATACAAACTTATCAATATTATCTACAAATGATAAGAGATGTAACTGGATTAAACGAAGCTAGAGACGGCGGTACTCCAGATAAAAACGCATTAGTCGGTTTACAAAAATTAGCAGCGGCTAATTCTAATACGGCAACTAGACACTTGCTTCAAGCTATGTTGTATTTAACATCAAGAACATGTGAGAATATAGCATTAAGAATATCAGATTCATTAGAATTTCCTTTTACTAGAACAGCTTTAGAAAATAGTATATCAAGATATAATGTGTCAACATTAGATGAGTTGTCAGATTTAAATATACACGATTTTGGTATATTTTTAAATTTAATGCCTGATGAAGAGGAAAAAGCAATGCTAGAACAGAATATTCAAATTGCTTTAAAAACTCAAGCTATAAACTTAGAAGATGCTATAGATCTTAGGGAGGTTAGTAATATTAAACTTGCTAATCAAATGCTTAAAGAAAGAAGAAAGCGTAAGCAAGCTGATGACCAAAGTAGACAGCAAGCTAATATACAAGCTCAAGCTCAAGCAAATGCTCAAGCCGCGGAACAAGCAACATTAGCTGAAATGCAAAAACAGCAAGCTCTAGCAGAGACAACAGTGCAAATAGAGCAAGCTAAATCTCAATTTGAAATAAGCGAAATGCAACAACAAGGGCAGATAGATAAAGAGATTCTTCAAATGAAATATGGATTTGATATTCAGTTAAAACAAATGGATATAAGTCAAATGTCTCAAAAAGAAAATGAAATAGAAGATAGAAAAGATAAAAGAACAAAAATCCAAGCAACCCAACAAAGTGAAATGATTTCACAAAGAAAAAACGATTTACTACCCATAGATTTTGAGTCTAAAGAAGATTTAACAAATATGGATATGAATAGTTTACAAAACCCAGGTCAATTAATGCCTGAATAAATTTTTATTAATTATTATATTATATTATGTCAGAAACAGTTCAAGATAAAGAGAAGGCACCTCTTAAAATAAAAAAGCCAAGAAAATTAACAAATAAAAAAGTTGAAGAAACTATAAAAGTTGATTTAGGTAAAAATAAAGATAAAGAAGAAATTACTAAAGTAGAGTTAAAAGAAGATTTAACTGAAGAAAAACAACCAGAAACTGCAGTCGCAATAGAAGAGATTAAAGATGAAGTTGTTAAAGATGACGCTATTAAAATTGATGAAAAAATAGATTCACCTATAGTAGAAGTAATAGAAGAAACTAAAAAAATAAACAGCGAGTTAAAAGAAGCTGTAAAAGATGAAAAAGTATTAGGCAAGAAGTTACCAGAGAACATTGAAAAACTTGTTTCTTTCATGGAGGAAACTGGTGGGAATGTAGAAGACTACGTTAGATTAAACACAGACTACTCTAATGTATCTCCAGAAACATTACTTGTAGAATACTATAAAAATACTAAACCACACTTAGAAAAAGAAGAAATTGATTTCATAATGGAAGACAATTTTACTTGGGATGAGGAAGTGGAAGAAGAGCGAGATATAAAAAAGAAAAAACTTGCTTTAAAAGAAGAAATTGCAAAAGCCAAAAGCTTTTTGGAAGAAACAAAGAGTAAATATTACGACGAGATCAAGTTGAGACCGGGCGCTACTCAGGAACAACAAAAGGCTATGGATTTTTTCAATAGATACAACAAAGAACAACAAATAGCAGAGCAGCATCATAATAATTTTCAACGTTCAACTAATGAGTTATTCGCTAATGAATTCAAAGGTTTTGAGTTTAATTTAGGTGAAAAGAAATTTAGATATAACGTTGGTAATACAAATGATGTAGTTGAAAAGCAGTCAAACTTAAACACATTCGTTAAGAAGTTCTTAAATGATAAGGGAGAAGTTATTGATACTGTAGGTTATCACAAAGCTATTTATGCCGCTGATAATGCCGATACAATAGCTAATCACTTCTACGAGCAAGGTAAAGCCGACGCAGTTAAAGATATGATGGCTAAATCTAAAAATATAAATCAAGATCCTAGGCCACAAGCTAATGGAGATGTTTTTATAGGAGGATTAAAAGTAAAAGCAGTTAATGGTGTTGATAGTTCTAAGTTGAAATTTAAAAGTAAAAAATAACAACAACTAAAAATTAAAAAACATGAGTTTTACAACAGGTGGGAGTTTTCCCGCAAGTTTAGTTCCTTCACAAAAAAGAATGGCGTTGAGAGATAATTATTTATCTTTTGATAGCACTGATGGTGGGAACTTCGCACAACAATATCTACCTGAGCTTTACGAAGCAGAAGTAGAAAGATACGGAAACCGAACTTTAGGTGGTTTCTTGAGAATGGTAGGAGCTGAAATGCCTATGACGTCTGATCAAGTAATTTGGTCTGAACAAAATAGACTTCACGTTTCTTATAAAAACGCCACAGCTACTGATGCTGTAGTTGGAGACACTAATGTTTCTGTAGAAATAATTATGGCTGATCAAGGTTCAACAACTGGTGCTGTAAGAGTAGGTCAAACAGTTCTTTTATCTGATAATGCTACTGGATTAGTTACATTAAAAGGTTTAGTTCAAGGTATTGGTGATGCCGCTCAAGGTATTGGCGCTACAAAGAATGTTCTTAAATTATCTATATATGGAACTGTTGGAGGTACTCCAATTGCTTCTGCTGGACTTGTTTCTGGTGGAGCTAAAAATGTAAACTTATTTGTTTACGGTTCTGATTTTGGAAAAGGTACTGTAGGTATGGAAGGTTCTATTGAGCCATCTTTTACTCAATATGCTAATTCTCCAATTATAATAAAAGACAATTTTAAAATCAATGGTTCTGATGCTGCTCAAATTGGGTGGGTTGAAGTTGCTACTGAAGATGGAACTTCTGGATACCTATGGTATTTAAAAGCTGAATCTGAAACTAGATTAAGATTTGAAGATTATCTTGAAATGGCTATGATTGAAGGTGAATACATGGATGGATCAACTCCAGCCACTATTGTTAATTCTACCGTAAAATATGATTTTCCAACTGCTTCTGATGATCAGTTTGTTAAAGGTACAGAAGGTTTATTTGCTGCTATAGAAAAAAGAGGTAATGTATATTCTGGTTTTGCTGGAGCTGCTGCTCCTGGTTCAGGTGCTTTAGGTGATTTTGATGAAATCCTTAAAAACTTAGACAAGCAAGGTGCTATTGAAGAGAACATGTTATTCTTATCTAGAGCTACTGCTCTTGATTTTGATGATATGATTGCCGCTGTTAATGGTGGATTTGCTTCTACTCAAGCTGCTTCTTATGGTCTTTTTGACAATGATGGTGACATGGCATTAAACTTTGGATTTTCAGGTTTTAGAAGAGGTTCTTATGACTTCTATAAGACTGATTGGAAATACTTAAATGATGCTTCTACTAGAGGATTATCTAAAGAAATCGATGGTGTAATGGTTCCTGCTGGAACAACTACAGTATACGATCAAATGTTAGGATCTAATATTAGACGTCCATTCTTACACGTAAGATATAGAGCTTCTGAAACTGAAGATCGAAGAATGAAATCTTGGATTACTGGTTCAGTAGGTGGTGCTTACACTGACACTTTAGATGCGATGACTGTAAGTTTCTTATCTGAAAGATGTTTAGTAACTCAAGCTGCAAACAATTTTGTATTGTTTAAAGGAGCTTAATTAGTATATAATGCAGGGAGAAATCCCTGCTTTATTAATCTTTAAATAATAAAAATTATGAACAATTTGTTAAGCATTGACTGGAACGCAGGCGGTGAATTAGCTATTAATGTAAAAGATGTATATAGAGTTGATCAAAAAGCAGGTGCTACTGATTCAATTACGTGTTATTACAATATAGCCTCAGATTCAGGTCCAAAAGTTTGGGCTGTTGATCTAAAATTCTCAAGCAACGTAATAGACGCAGATGTAACACAGTTACAAGCTGCAGTGCTAAGAATACAACAGTCGCCAAACGCGATGGTAAAATTTAAAATGCCTAGTGAGGCTAAATTAGATACTACGACTCCATTTGCTTTTACTGCTGGCGGTGTTGCTGTACCTAAATAACTTTTAATTATGGGAAATTCAATAAAAATACCTTTACTTGGAACACTAGATAAGGTAGGTAATGATGCTGCAGCAATAGCTAATTGGGACATTACAGCTTTAACTGTTAATGCAAGCCAAACTTCTGGTTCGCTAGACTCTGTAAGTGATGGTGGTGGAAGTGGAGCTAAATTCACATTCAGCTCTAATCCATCATCTGTTGTTACTGTTACAGTAGATCTTGCTGGTCAAGATTATTCAGCTGGACAAACCATTACAGTTACTATTCTTGCTGCTAACGCAATAAATAGTGGCGCTAATGATGTAGATGTTACTCTTTTACTAGAAGACAACATGATAGCTGGTGGAGCTTTTGAAGGTTACATATTACTACCTTCAAATGGTTTGCTTGCTTGTGTTTTGCCTGATGCATCTAGTTATACAACCTGGAAAATACAGCAACTAGAAAATGATCACACGAGACCTTGGACTATAGAAATAGCTAATGGAACTGCAAATAATTATGTAGATATTACTAAGCGTATCAACAATGTTCTTGTTGAAGCTTGTACATCTCCTAATTCTCAACCTTCTTTGGTTTTACCAGATGGTGTTTTTGCTACTGATCTATTTATAGGTTAAAAACAATAATAAGGTCCTACTTCGGTAGGATCTTTTTTAATTATTATATTATATTATATTATGGAAACAAAAGAAAAAAAGACTCCAAAACAAGATACTTGGGAGTATAAAAATAGAAATTATTATTTAGTTAAAGGTGAACCTTTAACATACACTCTGCCATCTAGACACTCTGCTAGATACCCTTTAGTTTGGTTTGATCCAGAGTTAGGTTATGAAAGAGAATTAAGATATGCTTCAAATCATAAAAGTATATTTGTTGATGAGCAAAAAGGTTCAGTGACACTTAAACATTTAGTTTTTGAAAAAGGACATTTAAGTGTAGCTAAAGAAAAAAGAAACCTACAAGAGTTTCTTGAAAAACACCCACACAACGGTCTTATATTTAGAGAGCACGATGTTGTGGTTGAAGCGGAAGATCAATATGATTACTTAGAGCTAGAAATAAGAGCACTAAATATAGCGTATGATATGGACGTAGATAAAGCAGAAGCAATACTAAGAGTAGAACAAGGCTCTTCTGTTTCTCAATTAAGTTCTAAAGAATTAAAAAGAGATTTATTAATATTTGCAAAAAGAAATCCAGCTTTACTTATAAATTTATCGGAAGATGAAAATGTAGAGTTAAGAAATTTTGCTATAAAAGCTGTTGAAGCTAAAATAATAAATTTAGATTCAGATCAAAAGACTTTTAAATGGGCTAGTAATGGTCGTAAATTAATGACAGTACCTTTTGATGAAAACCCTTATTCAGCAATGGCTTCATGGTTTAAAACAGATGAAGGACTTGAAGTATACAAGTCTATAGATAAAAAACTTAAATAACAAGTGATTATAAGTAAGGGTGGTTAACGCCACCCTTTTTTTTTAAAAAAATTAAAATGGCAATAAACGTAAACACGGTATATACAACGGTATTAAGCATATTAAACAAAGAGCAGCGAGGATATTTAACCCCTGACGAATTTAATAAGATAGCCACTCAAGTTCAATTAGAGATTTTTGAAAAGTTCTTTGAGGACTATAACCAGTATTTACGAATGCCTAAAACAGATGTTGAATTTGCATCTAGAGTTGATCACATCTTACAAGAGTTTCAAGTGTTTGAAGAAACAGAAAATGCATCTGATCAAACAGGTAATGTTTATACTCAGCCAACTGGATTACACAGGTTTGGATCTGCTTCGTGGAATAAAGGTGTTAATTCACCACCTATAGAAATTTTAAGCAATAGAGATTATAACGAAATGAAATTATCTCCATTAACTCAACCAACAAACAATTTTCCTGTTGCTAAATATCAAAAAGATAAACTAACTGTATTTCCAAGCGAATTAGCTTCTGATAAAGCAGATGTTACATTTAACTATATTAGAAAACCTAAAGACCCTAGATGGGGTTTTACAGTAGGTTCGTTAGGTCAATACATATATGATCCAAATCCTCTAATAACCTTTACTGGTATTCTTAAAACAAATCAAGACTTGTTTAACACAACTGTTGCAGTACAAAATGGTTTAGTAAACTGTGCAATTGCTAGTGGAAGTTCTACTATTCCAAATACTAATACAAATTCTTTTGTAACCATTACACCAACGGGTGGCACAGGAGCTGCTGCTGATTTTACTGTAGATATAGATCCTGGTACTGGAAAAGGACCACTTAAGTCTTTTACTATAACAAGTGGAGGAACCGGATTTAATATAGGTGATCAAATAGCGCTAGGTGATGGCAATTCGTTTGCTGGAAGTTCTGCTGGCGTTACAGTTTTTACATTACAAGCATCTAACTTTGTGCCAGTTGTTCCGTCTGCAGGATCTGTTGATTTTGAAATAAGTGATAGCCAACAAACTGAAGTTATATTAGAAATATTAAAATATGCTGGAGTTATTGTTAGAGATCCAAGTATAGTTCAGGTAGCTTCACAAGAGTTAGCTCAAGAAGAAAATAATAATAAAAGATAATAAATGGGACTAATAAAACAAAACTCTTCTCAGTATTACACAGGTGAAGAAAACTATACACCAGATGGAACAGCAACTAATACCTTAACTTGGCCTAGTGTAATGACACCTTTAATATGGGATGCTGCTTCAACCCCAACGTCTTATAATAATTATAAAGTATTCATAGATAACGTAGAGCAATATCCAACTTTATCCCCATACTACATAACTCAATCACTTGCCACAACTATAGTAGATGGTGTTCAAACTCAGATTTTAACTTTAACCTCTACTGCAGATCCTAATACTGGCGTGATAACACCTATCCCCACGACCGCTACAATAACAGTTAGATTAAATAAACCTTCATTATGGGACAATTATAAAAGTTATCAATACGTTAATCTAAAAGACATAGTAAATAACTTTATGGTTGCTTATGTAGGTGTTGATAAAATTATACCTAGAGTAAAAAGATCTGACGTTATATTTCATGCTAAAAGAGGTTTACAAGAGTTTAGTTATGATACTTTAAGAAGCGTTAAATCACAAGAATTAACTATACCACCTAGTCTTTCGCTAGTGCTACCACAAGACTATGTAAACTATGTTCAGCTATCATGGATAGATGCGCTCGGTGTTAAACACGTTATATACCCAACAACACTAACTAGCAATCCTGAACAAGTTCCATTGCAAGATAGTGCTGGTGTACCTATTCAAGATGTTTATGGTAACTCGTCTCAAGCTCAACAATCTTTAACTAATCAAAGGTGGAAAAGTGCTAATCAAAGAGATTTAAATGGGCAAATAAGCGTGAATGATTTTACTAACGAAGGTGTATATGATTGGGCTTGGTGGAAAATGGCCTATGGCCAAAGATACGGTTTAAACCCAGAGACATCGCAAAAGAATGGTTGGTTTACTATAGATGAAAGAAGAGGAGTATTTGCTTTTAGTTCTGATCTAGCTAATCAATTAATCATACTAGAATACATATCTGATGGCTTAGCATATGATGAGGATACTCACATCCCTAAGCTAGCTGAGGATGCTCTATACATGCATATAATGTATAGTATAATATCTACTAGATCTAATTTTCCAGAATATGTAGTTCAAAGATATAAAAGAGAAAGATCGGCTAAACTTAGAAATGCAAAAATAAGATTAAGTAATGTTAAGCTTGAAGAATTTACACAAATAATGCGTGGTAAATCTAAATGGATTAAAAGTTAATTATGGCAGAAGTAAGGAATACCTTTATAAAGTCTAAGATGAACAAAGACCTTGACGCAAGAATATTGCCGGCAGGAGAATATAGAGATGCGGTTAATGTAACAGTTAGTACTTCTGAAGGTGCTGATGTAGGTGCTTTAGAAAATATACTAGGAAATAAACTTATAGGAACTTTTACTCCACCAACAGCAATAGGAGTTGAACTTATAGGTGTAAAAGAGGAGCCTGGAAAAAATAGAATATTTGCTTTTTACACTAATTATGTTGACTCTTCAACTGACAGGTTGAGTAACAAAGCTCCAAAAAAAGCACATTGCTCTATAATTGTTTACAATATAACATCTGGAGAAACTATATCTTTAGTGTCTGGTAGTTTTTTAAATTTTTCTAAAACTCATAGAATATTTGGTATAAATGTTGTAGAAGATTTGTTATTTTGGACAGATAACAGAAATCAACCAAGAAAAATAAATATAGAAAAAGCTATTGCAAACCCCTCAAATAGCATAAAGCCTTATTATACTATAGAAGAAAATATATCTGTTGCTAAGTATTATCCTTTTCAAGCTCCTGAAGTTTATAATCAAGAAGAAATTACAGTAGACGTTTCAACAGTATCAATATCCTGGCCAGGTAGTGTTAATTTACCAAATAATTATCCTCAAATAGAATTTAATAGTAAATGTACTATAACTAGTGGGACACCTACGCTAAAATTACATCCAGGTTTAAAATTTGAATTAGTATCTTATACCCATACTAATCCCAATGTTATTCTTCAAGAATTTAAAAACACTTATCCTTATTATAATGAAATTAGAAATTGGCCTATTCAACCCTATACTGGTGGAACTGGTAATAATTCATATGGGCCTAACACAACAGACATTGGATGGAGTCAAACTCCTGGAAACAAAAATAATCCTTCTGGAGGATATAACCAAAATAGAGATGTAAACCTTTTAGAGTTTTATAGTAATATTCCTTTTTATATTTTAGATGAACTTGATCCAAGTGTTAAAATAGCGTTTCAAGGAACAGCTGTTTTAAGACTATTAGCTGAAGGCAGTGTTAATCCAAAAGAGCAATGGCTAAAGCCAACTTACAGGTTAAATGGTGGCGCTAGGGTACTTAGGGTAACAAGTGGTCAAACAAATATTCTTAAACAAGTTAGTCAAAAAGTTTTTGACGATCAAGGTGCTCCTGGTGGGCAAGGTATTTATCAATTACCTTTGCCATTTCAAGGTGGCACTGGCAACCCACCATATGCAGATCCTCCAAATCCTCCATCTTCTTACGCTTTAACAGATATTCAAAAATCAATTGGTGCGTACCCAGTGCAACTTATTTCTAATAACAGCACTATGGCGTATAATATAGGTAATGATTTAACAGGTTATTATTATAGAAGGTTTTTAGCTCAAATGCTACAACCAGGTATGAGAATTAACAACGCTGCGTTTGTTGAAGATGGTAGTTCATATATTATTGATCAAATACTTATTAGTAACGGTGGGTATAGCACCCCGGGTTATACTAATGAAAATGGATTTGATAATACTGATGTAGCTGTAACTGTTAGAAAAATTGATGCAGATGGAGAACCAATTTTAGAGTGGACATGGCCTGTTTTTTTAGACACCGCGTCGGGAACTACAACAGGAGGAATGGGTAAGCAATTTAATTTTTCTTTTCCAAATCCTTATTATGAAAAAAATTTTGTTGGTAACTCAGCAACTATAGAAGACAAGTTTTGCAGACTAGCGTATAGGTTTATTTATGATAACAACGAAACTTCTTTAATATCACCTTTTACTCAACCAATTTTTAAACCAAAACAAAGCGGTTTTTATCAAATAAATGATACATTAGCAGCTTTCAACGAATCTGGAGATGAATTTATAGGTGAAGGAGCTTCGCCATTTAGCGATATGAGTAAAGTTGGTTTTGATACTACTAATTTTTTATATGAAAATGACACTTGTTTAGTAAATTTAATTATTAATATGCCGTATATTGATAATTCTCAGTTACAGGTAGGTCAAATAGAAGAACAGTTGAAAATAAAAAGTATCGAAATAATATACTCTGATTCTTCTTCTACAAACATACTAGCATTAAAAAACATACCTGTTAGTGATCAGTCTATATTAAATAACAACAGTAATCTTTATATTTATAAATGGGATGGTGACAAACCTTTTAAAACTTTACCAACTAGAGAAAGTACTAGAGTCTCTGATCAAGTACCAATAAGAGCTTTAAGTCAAGAAGTGAGTGGTAATAGAGTTATTTATGGTAATTTCTTAAATAGACATAGTTCTCCAAATTCTTTAGATTATAGTGTTGGAGTAAGTAGAAAACTAAATATTAGCGATAAATTTAGTGCTAATAGCACCGTGGAGTACCCAAATCATAATTTAAAACAGAATAGAGAGTATCAAGTAGGAGTTGTTTTATCTGATAGGTTTGGAAGACAAACAGACGTTATACTAGCTCCACCTAAATTATCCACAGACTTAAGTAATAATGTTATATTCAGCGGTGATACAATTTTTAATGAATTTTTTAACGGAGATGACATATACGAGCCTATTACATCTAATACAGGAAACATAGTAAATTGGGTTGGTGACAGTTTAAAAATGTTGTGGAACTCTGTAATACCTAGTGAGATTACAGATTTAGAAGGTTATCCAGGGATTTATACTGTTAGTGGTAGTGTTAAAGATTTTACTTTTACTTCGGATGCTAACGCTTTTTATGTTAATTCAAAAAACGTTTCTACAACTAACGTATCTTCATCTGGATCTGGACTAACTGTAGATGTAGTTGCAACTCCAATAATATATGATCCAGCAACATTTTTACCAGTATCAGGTGGGGAAATTACTGCTGTATCAGTTAACTACTCTGGCAAAGGCTACGAAGCAGGAGATACGGTAAATATTAACAATTTAACATCGGGAGCTGTATTGACTACGGTTACAATAGAAAGCGTTAATGAAGAAAATATTTTAGGATTTTATAGTTATAAGATTGTTGTTAAACAAAAAATGCAAGATTATTATAATATATACATGCCTGTAACGTTAAATGGAGAGCCTTTACTTGGTAAAGCTGCCACGTCAACCCAAGGGTTTGATTCTATAGGAACAAATACTAATGCTTTAACTACTTATTCTATAATAGGGGATAATGTAAATAAAATCAATGCTCAAGTTACTGAAAGCAACTCACAAGTTCAATACTCTTCTAGTAAGCAAAAGTTGTTTCCTAGAGTTTCTCAGTTTGGTACTCTTTGGTATGATGCAGACCTTGACGGAGCTGGAACAGCTGATTGGAAATTTTCTGAAGAAACCTACTATCATGGGCAAGTTCTTTTAAATGGTGAACATGACGAAGTTGTTTACATTGGAAATATGGAAGAAATTTATAATGTAGCAGCTAGAGAAGCTAGTGATTCAATACTTTTAGACGTATACACATCTCTTGTTTACAAACAACCTGATAATCCATATTCTGTTGTACAGTCAAACAGTCCTTTCAGAAGTTCTCATATTTACTATAATAAAGGAGTGAATACCCCAACACCAGTAAGATCGTATTCTGCAGTTTCAGATTTTTATGGAAGACCTGTTAATACTGGTGTAGGTTTAAATTTTTCAAATTACTCATCCTCCCAACCAAATTTAGGTATTGGAATGCAAGACTATACAAACGGTATTACAGGTGGGACTAATTTAGCTGTAGTAGAAGTTGAAGCCTTTGAATCGTTATTAGATATATACTGGGAAACATCTACTACTGGTTTAATAGATAGATTGAATTATGATATAGCAAATAATAGTGATGAAAATATTCCAGCTAGATTTTTAACATCATCTATTGATTTCAATGAATTTACAACTCCTTTAACAGATGCATATTGGCTCGCAGGTTTAACACCAGTTCTACCTATTGAGCCAACTTCAGCTATAGATCCATTTATAATGAGTATAAAGCCTGTTAACGCTTTAAACCAGTCTATACCTTTATCTAACATAATTAGCTTATCTATGACTGTTGCTGATGAAAATGGATCTGATGTAAGTAGTAAGTTTTTAATATCAAACGCTGTTCAACCATCTAGTACAATATATAAAATATATTTAACAGATACTCCTCAAGTATTCTTATTAGACTCTAGTATTAGAAATTTTACATGCTCTATAACGCTAGTAACTTCTTCATCTCTACCTAATGGTAGTAATAATACAACAACTCTTTTTCAAGATTTATTTTTAGAAAACAAAACACCAGTACTTGTTAGCGCAGGTAGTAAAACAGGTATAACAGACATTGTGTCTGGGGTTGGTGGAACTTTTTGGGGTAATGATGGAACTTCAGCAACCGCAAATGCTAGTAGTCCAAAATATAGAAATGGCAGCTTTGTGAATATTGGTGCAGGAACTGTAGGTGGTGTATACGCTAGAGGTGCTGAAATACAAACAGTGCAAGGGTTGGTTTGGTCTATAGTTAGTTGTATAGATATTACAAATCCTATAAATGATATAGCTTTATTATGCGAATTAGGGCAAGGTGTTAATGGTTTTATTAGAAACTTAAACGACGGCGTTCCTTTAGCAATACCTCTTTATGTAAATGAAAATTATTTTACGGTAAGATCAACAGCTCCAGCCGCTACTTATAGGTTAATATATAGTGTGGTAGATGCTAGTGGACAAGGCTTGACTTATACATACCCTACTTCTCAAAACTTATCAAGTTTAGAATTTACTATTACTTGATCTCGCCATGTTGTTAATGAGTAAAAAAATAAAAAATTAAGTAATAATTATATGGGAGCAATATTAGAAATCAAATATTTTAATTCTTTTTGGACAAAAAAGTTAGAAACTGGAAGTGGTATAAATTCTGGAACATTTCCAGGACCTGTTGAATTTGGTGATACTGTAAGCGGTTTAGGTAATAATAATTTAAACGAAACAGGTCCTTCAGGTTCTGAGGATAATTTCTGGGAATATGGAGGTAATGTTATTAAAAATAGACTTAGAAGTAACTTTTATATAGAAGAATCCAGAATAAGAGGTGGGTTTGGAAATGCTACTGTTGATTTTGGTGTTAGAGCATATTTAGATGAAGAAGTCAACGCGCAAGAGCGAAGATTTAATAGTTTAATATACTCAGGCGTTTATAATTCTAGAACAGGAGCTAATGATACTAACGTTTTTTCAATAGGAGAGAATATAACTAGATCCTTAGACCCAGCAAGCGGTTCAATTCAAAGATTATATGCAGAGGATACTAATCTACTAATATTTCAAGAAAATAAAGTAAATAGAGCTTTAATAGATAAGGATGTTACTTATACATCTGAAGGTGGTACACAAACTTTACCTCCGGGAGTAGTTATTGGACAAATAGTACCTTATCTTGGTGAGTTTGGTATAAGTCAAAACCCTGAATCTTTTGGCGTTTATGGTTTTCAAAAATATTTTACAGATAAAGATAGAAATGTAGTATTAAGGCTCTCTAGAGATGGCATAACTCCAATAAGCAATTATGGTATGACTAGCTACTTTAGAGATGAGTTAAGAAAAATTGATAATGATTTTAAAAACTATTATGTAACAGCTACAAGGTCTAAAGCTTTTGCTGGTGATTATTTTAGTATAAATGTTGTAACTTCCAGTATACGAGGAGGTGAAGGGGAAACAGGAAACCTACAAATAGGTAGTGGTTTTCAATTTTCCACTGATGGAATATCTTTTTTTCCTAGTGTTCCTGATGCTTATATTGTAGATATAGAAAGTCCTGCTCCTGGAAACCCTACTCAAACTCAAATAACATTAAGTAAAAAAGTTACTTTAGATGTACAAACTATAATGAGATTTGTAAGTCCTGATAGAGGTAGAGCTAACGGTGGTTATGATGTTCATTCTAAGGACTACTTGCTATCTATGCAGAAGAATTCTACATTTACTAGTAATGATACTTCCACTTATCAAACTTTAAATTTTAATGAAAGTATAAATGGCTGGACTAGTAGATTTTCTTTTAAGCCAACTAAGATATTCAGTGTAGAAAACGCACTTTTTACTATTAATATAAAAGATCTTTACTTGCATTATGATAATGTTACAGCTAATAGAAGAGGATTTTGGTATGAACAACCTTATAATTCAGCTAGTGTAACTTTTATATTTAATAAATCTCCCTTGATTAGTAAAAACTTTAATACAGTTAGTTATGAAGGGAATAGTGGTTGGGAAATAAAATCTTTTGATGGTGATGTTGAAGGTGAGGATTTTATGGAAACTATAAATAATCAAAATATTTATAACAGCTTTCAAGATAAAACAAATGTAGTCTATAGCTATTTAGAAGGTAGATATGAGTCTCATACACCTAATAACACAGGCCTTTTAGCTACACAACCTCCCTACGAGTATGCTGGCTTTAATAGAAAAGAAAACAAATATATGGCTGCTTTAGTTCAAAAACAAACAGACTCAAACTATCCTCCTAGACCAGGAGAAGTTATATTTGGAAATAAAATGAGTGGTATAAAAGGGTATTTTGCCACTGTTCAAATATCTACAGATTCAATTACTGAAATTGGAAGTGAAAAAGAAATATTTTCTGTAGCTTCAAACTTTATTCAAACATCTTAAAATACAATTATGAAAAGTATAATTAAAAATTCAAATACATGGGGCATTTAATAAGCAATAAACTAAGGAGAAATAAAGGAGAAAAAAAAGGAATAGGTGTGGCCTTAGGACTATTAAGTGTAGGAATAAATGTTGTTAATGGAGTTATAGCTAATAAAAAAGCAAATGATACAGCTAACGACAGCACCGCTCTTTTAGATAATTTAAACAATTTTGAAAGACAACCTATAGAAAATCCATATTCAGGATCATCTGCTTTTCAATTTGAAGATAATTCTGGTGAGTTTAGCAACCCGTATGCTAATTTAAAAGTTGCTACTCAAGCAGCTGAATTTGAAGCACAGCAAACTGATCAAGCTCTAGCAAACACTTTAGATACTTTAAGATCTGGCGGAATGGGCGCTGGTGGGGCAACCGCTTTAGCTCAGGCGGCAGCAAAAAGTAAACAAGGTATTTCAGCAAGTATAGAGCAGCAAGAAACTCAAAATCAAAAATTAAGAGCTCAAGGTGAACAAGTATTACAACAGCAGATAGCTGCTGAAAAAAGTAGAGTTGAATCAATGCAATCAGCAGAAAATGCTAGAGTTCAAGGGCAACTGGGTAAAGGAAAAGCAATGATGTTTAATGCTCAAGAAACTAGAGACAATACAGAATTAGACAGAATGCAAGGTTTATATGATAATAGCAGAGCACAAGAACAACAATATAGAAATGACGCTATGTCTTCTTTCACTGGGGCAGCAACTGGTTTGTTAGGTGTTGCAGGTGGACAATTTGGTAAACTAGGCGGTGGCGGCTCAAGTGGTAGCGCAGGTGGTGGATTTGGTTCTAGTGGTGGTTTTACATCGCAATTCTTTAGTGGACCGCAGTTTACTGGTAGTGATATAAGATTAAAGAAAAATATAAGTAAAATTGGTAAATCAAAATCTGGATTAAATATATATGAATTTGACTATATAAATAAAGAAGGTACTTATCAGGGTGTAATGTCTAACGAAGTGCCTAAAGAAGCTGTTTTAGTTGGCGATGATGGATATGACATGGTTGATTACTCTAAAGTAGATGTTGACTTTAAAAGAATAAAATAATATGGGAACTTATAGACAACCAGGATTAGTATTAGATAAAACTTTAGGTATGATACCTGAAGCTATTGAAGACATAAATTCTAAAATAATTAAAGACGTAGAAGCCAATAGAGCAAGAAAACTAAAAGAAGAGCAGGAAAGAATTAAAAAAGATTTAAAAGAAGATGAAGCTAAAAGAATAATTCTAAAAGAAAATGCAGAGTTAGAATCAAAAGCAAATCAAGTTCCTTCAATTGTAGATGTTAATAACCAAACTATTCAAAATGACGAGATTACATTAAGAGATGTTGGTGGAAATGCTATACAATACAGCTTAGATCCTCAGAGTGATAATTATTTAGGTGGTAGACCTGAGTATGCTAATATGACACAAGATCAAATAGCTGCTGCAGCTAGACAAATAGTTGGAGAAGGAGGTATTGAATTATCAATGAAAACTGATTTAACGTTTCTTGTTAATGAATTAGGTAAACACGAAAAAGGATCACCTGAAAGAGACTTTATAGTTAATCAAATAAAGCAAATGACTGAAGAGATTCCTGTAATAACATCACTAGTAAACAATGAGTCAATAGCTTCAAAAACAGCATTTAAATTTGATGGATCAATTATACCTAACAAAGCAGGTATTCAAGGCACGTTGCTGTTTGACGGCCAACCTGACTTTGATGTAAGAGCTGCTATGGAAAGAGATATACTTTTTTCAACTAATCAAAATAGATTCACAACTTTAATGCCTGGGCAGTCTCCTGACGGTACATCAATGCTTAGATATACTGATGAAAATGGTAAAAGTGTAAATGTATCCTACAAGAGATATAATAAACTTCTAGGTCAAGGTGGTTCTTTAATGGGAGTCACTAAAGCAAAACCATTCGATGACATGTTAAAAGCTGTTTGGAATTCTAGAATTAAATCACATTACAATGGTGTTTCTAAATATAGTAGCGAAAATGAAAAAAATGGAACTTCTTCAGTTACTAAAAGGCAAACTATAAAATCTTTTGATAAAGCAAATGAAGTAATGAAGAAAGAGGTCGCGTTGTGGATAGATGGAGGCGGTTTAAATAGTACTCAAGGCTCCATACCAGGTTATAACTATGCTCAAAACAACTGGCAAATGATGGGTGGGCCGAATGGTGATCCAGAAATGCGAATATATAAAGGAACACCAGAACAAAATGAAAGAGCTAAAATGTTGATGCTAGAGTCAATGAAATTAGCTTATGGAAGTGAAACTTCAATTAGTAATTATGGCGTAACTGAAACTCAATTAAAAGAGGAAAAATTAACTAAAATACAATCTGCAGCGCGAATCGTAGCGCTAGAAGATGGTATAACTTTATATCCAAGAGGCGACGGCGACGACAAAACACAACAAGAAGCTAATCAAAAAGTTAAACTTAAAGCAATAAATACCGCTTTAGGTAAACCTGAAGGAAATAGAAAAATTGATTTAGAAGATATAAAAACCCATTGGACAGAATTAAGTAAGAAACCTTCTACACTTGCTGCATTATTAAATTCTATGAGCTCTTCACCAGATGCAAATAATAAATTATATTACCAAGGAGACACAATAGCTGAAGAACTTGCAATACAACTACATGGTGATAAAAATGTACCATTAGATGCTAAAGTACTTGATGCATTCTACGTTAAAGGCGTAGGTGGTTGGGAAGCTAAAGACTTTCTCAATGGCTATGACGCTTTTGAAATGGACATTTTAAATGCTTTATCAAAATCTAAAGAGTATGAAAACATTAAAAAAGCTAACTTAAAGAAAACAGGGCTAAAAGATATCGATGTAGTTGAAGTAGTTTTACCAGAATCCACTGAAGATGAATTAAGAAACTTTTACAGATCTCAAACAACGTAAGTATGACAAGAGAAGATTATGCTAAAGATTTAATAGATCAAGGATTATCAGAAGATGACTTCATTTTAAAAATGAAAGAATACGAACCAGATGCTGAAGCCGATATTGACAACGATACTGAAGAGGTTGAAGAAACTGAAGTAATTGAAGTTGGAAATGACACTGATCCTCCTGCTAAATCTAAATATAAATACAAAGGAAAAACATATACAGCTGAAGAAATAAATGGGAAATTAAAAGAAAATGAAACTTTAGAAGATTATTTGAAAATACATAAAGATGTTTATGAAATAAAACCTATTAAAGAAGTTGAAGCAAAAATATCTTTTGAAGAATTTCAATTAAAAGAAGAACAAGAGATAGTGTCTGATTTAAGAGAACTATATCCTGGTTTTACTTTTGAACAAGCAACACCTGGTAGTGACGAAATTAAAGCAACAAATATTAGTTCTGGAAACAATAAAATAATAGAGTTAGGCACTATATATAATAGTAAAAAAAGTGGGGCCTACAACGATCTACTATCTGATGATTTGACTCCAGAGGAAGATGCTTTAGAAAAAAGTAAAACAGCTTATGATAATTTTATTAATTTTATAAATGATAACCCTGAAAAAGACGATGATAGTTCTTTTATAAAAAATAAAATAGGAAAAATATCAAGTGGTGGTGTTTTTGATAATATAAGATTAGGTGAAGTTATAAAAGCTGGAGTTTATCAAGATGGAACTTACTCTAAAGATACTTTTAAAACCGAAAATTATCAAAATGCTAAACCAGCAAATAAAAAAGAAGTAGTTAATTTAATAACTGACTTAGATATATTACAAAGAGAAGCATTCAACAACCCATATATGTATGGCGTGGGTTATGAGAAAGGTTTAGGCGCCGAATCTTTTACTATAAGCGATAAGGATCACGATAGAATAAAAGAAAGTTTATTTAATAAGCTTCAAAAAGAAAGTAATTTAGCAATATATCCTAGTTCTTTTAATTTTTTATATGAAAAACTAAGAGAATCTAATAAATACAAAGTAGAGCAAGATTATAAAATGAAAAACATTTTAGAGTCTAACTCAGTTGATTTAGATCCTGATTTTGAAGAATTTGTTATCAACTCTTTTGATGCTAGTTTAACACCAAAGCAAAAAGAAATTCAAAAACTAAATTTTGAAGAAATAGAATTAACTAAGCAGCTTAATTATTATAACAATAAGATTGAAGAGAATGAAAATAAAGAAGAATCTAAAGAGTTTAATGATGAAAGAAGATCTAATCAAGCTAAAATACTAAAAAGAGAAAGGGACGACGTTCAAAGGCAATACGATGCAAAGCTTAGTCAAATTAAAGACGCAGGAACAGAGACTAGCACTGAAATAATTAATGTAGGATCTATACCTGGGGAACCTGGAGCTGCGAAATATAAAGAAATAAAAACAGTAACTACAAACTCTGAGTTAGTAGGCCAGTTTTTTAATAGATACGGTATGTCTCAAGGTACTGTTGATGATCTAAAGCAAAAGTCTCAAAATGCAACTAATAATTTAGAACCTGCTTTAACTAGGGTTTTAGAAAGTAACCCTAAAATATCTCAAAGAGAAGCTATAGGCGTTTTGTTCAATAATCAACTAAAAAATCTACAAGAATTTAGCAAAAAAGGCAATTACTCTAATATAACGTTAAAATTTAATGGTGATCCTAAGAGTTGGAGTGTGAAGTATGGATCAAGCATGGCTTGGCCTAAGTTAAAACAAGCTGGTTTAAAACCTGATAAAAATGGTGATTTAAAAATATCTTTATTTGATTTAAGAAGATTAGGTATTGATTCTGAAGACTTTTCAGGCTTTTTTGATGAGATGTCTGGTATGGCTAGCGATAAAGATGTTGACGCAATTAAGATGTACAATGAAGAAGCTAATGAAATAGAAACTTTGGCTCAAACCTATAGGAACTTATACGCTGGAAATGTAGATGTTGGGTCTATAGTTAAACCTGGATTTTGGGAAAACTTACTTAAGAGCACTGTTAAAGAGACATACAATATGATTGTATTTGACTCAAACCCAGATGATGCAGAGTATTTTGTAGAAGGACAAAGAGGTGGTGCTAGAGCTAATATTGATAACATTAATTCAGCTATAAAGGCTAGTGCTACAGAACTAGAAAGCTTAGCAGATGGTGGTAGTATAAAGCTTACAGGTATTCAAAAAGAAAATATTAAACAAAATGTTTTAGAGCAAGCCTCCGGTGGTATAGGAACATTTATACCTAAACTGCCTGCGCTAGCAATGGGTGGTGGTGTATTAAACGCTTTTGGCTACGCTAAATGGGTTAAAACATTATCGCCATTAGGTAGACTTTTTATTGGATCTATAGTAGAAGAAGCTAAGATGCAGACTATATTAGATATGAAGCCTTTAGGAGGAACTAGTTTTTATACTTTTGGAGAGCTTACTAAAAACTTTATTCCTTTTAAAAAGAATTTTACATATATGCAGCCTATGTTTAATGCTGTAATAAAAAATGGTGCTGTAATGACACTGGCTTCTGAAGTAGCTGGTGTAGCAGAGCCTAGTTTTGAAGCTTTCATGACTGGTGATGCTGCTAGTTTTGGTAACAAGTTTAAAGAATTATACAATAGCGAAGATGGTTGGGATGAGGAAGAGCAAAGATATATAGTTAATGCTATGACTTTTGGGTTTTTTGGAGGAATGCACTTGAAAAAAACAGACTTAATGACTACTGGAATGAAACAAAGAGTTTCTGACAAGTTACAGTATAAAATGGATGTAATAACAGGCAAAGAGCAAGGGATACAAAAAGTTGATTCAGACGGGAGAATAATAGAACAGCCTTCTAGTAAAGAAAAGAAATACGATGAACTAAATGAAGCAGAAAAAGCAAAATATGATCAATATGCTGTAGATAAATTTAATGTTGACAACTTAATTAATGCAGAAATGCATATAAAAGAATTAACACCTCCTAATATAAAACTAAAAGAAACAAATCCAGAAAAATATAATTCAGAATTTGAACAGTTTCAAACTAACTTTAAAGAAAAGTATACTGATAACTGGACTAAAGCAATACAATTAATTGATCCATCTTTTGAGGGTGTTGAAGTAAAGTTTGGTAGTGGCGAGCAATTTAGAAATAATAACTTTTCTAAAGAGAATCAAAAAGCTAAAGCACAATATGATCCAGAGACTAATGTAATGGCATTTGATCTCAGTAGGTGGAATCCTGGTGTTAGAGTTCATGAATTTGGGCATGTGGCTACTGAAGCCTACTACAAGGCTAATCCTATGGCTAAAAGAAACTTCATTACTAAAATAGATGAGATATTTAAAAACACTAGCTTTGGCGAGACAGGAGGTAAAGAATTGTATGATGCAATTAAAGAAAAATATAATATAAATTTATCTGAACAGTCAACAACTGGAGAAATGGCAAATGAATATTTATCTTTTGTTGGTGAATATCTTTCTAATCCTAAAGTTTTTTATAGTAGCCCAGATGTAGCTAATACACTATTAAAAGAAATATCATTAGAATTTAGAGGTATTGGTATAGAACTAGGTATAAAAAACAATGTACCTACAAATGTAAATCAGCTTGTAAGACAAATAGCTAATATAGTTCAGCGTAGTAATAAAAACCAAAGTGTTAATAATTTAGTATCCGGTATTTATGGGAACTTAAATAAAGTAGGTGACGAATTAGAAAAAATTAATATAAGAGAAAGGTTAACAGAAGAGGGTAATGCTGAAGCTGAAACTGCAAGAGAAGGGTACAAGTTTAACGAAGCTAAGAAAGCTATAGGTTCTTTTGATTTATCAAGAAAAACTACTGATGAAATTGTAGCTGAAAATGAAAAGATTGAAAAAGGAATTTTTGAAAGAGCAATAGATAATCCAGGAAAAAGCTTAAAAGAATTAGTTACAGACGAAGATAGATTTAATCTATACATGAATAATCAAGCTAAAAAGTATGACTTAATAAATAACTACGAAAGAAGAAGCTTTGGAAGTACTGGAGTTCTCAAAGAAAAATACGGAGAAGTATCTTATGAAGGTATTATGGATTATTTAGATAAACAACTATATGAATACACTGGTAGATGGGATCCTTCAGAAGGTGGAGGTAGTTTTGGTAAGTATATAAACCAGCCTAGAGGTTTTAGTAGCCAGCTGGTTAACGCTTTTGAAAAAGGAGGAAAAATAATGGTGAAAAACTCTGAAGGTAAGTTGGAGTTTGTATCGGATAGATTAGGTGGTGAAGCAGGTGAAATAGCTATGGCTAATTTAACAGAACCCACTTCTTCAAGTCTCAAGCAGAGTGGAATATTAGGAGATGTAGAAGCTGGTCTAATAGATAATAAAGGAGAAATAGTTCCAACTAGGTTATATAAAAATGTTGAAAAATCTTCTGAAGAACTAGAAAATGCAATTATAGAATTAGACCTTGCTGAAGAAGGTATTGAAAGTTATAAAACTACTTTAGACAAGTCTAACATTGCTGCAGAGTTTGGGGTTGGTGAAAAGAAAGTAAACAATGAGAATGGTAGTTTTAAAGGTAAAACATCTACTAGGTTGTCAGGTAAAGAAGTTGAACTTTCTCAAAAATTTATTAGTGAAAATGCTAGAGCTTTATATGATAATTTACCTAAAAACATAACTGATAAAGGTGCTAGTGAAAAAATTAGAGGAACTTCTACTGGTATTCAACCAAATTTATTAAATGCTTTTTATGAGCAAAAAGGTAGAATTAACAACAAGCAAGGTAATGTTGAGCAAACTAAACTACCTTTTGACGAAGCTAAATTTTTAGAATATTTTGGTATAAAAGATGGTGTTTTTGAAACTTTAAAAGATAACGGTAAAATTGATCAAAGAATAAAATCTCTTATACACCAACAAGGCAAAGCCATAACTAACTATGAAATAAGAAGAGTAAAAGAATTAACAGCTAATCAAATAGAAGATTTAAAATCTGGTAAATCAGATGCTTTACCTTCAAAATCTCTTGAAGGTTTCATGGAAGAGCTTACTTATTTTGAAAATTTAGGAAAAAAAGTAGATAGAAAAAAGCTAGCAAAGAAATATGGTTTAAAAGACACAGATTTAAAAATAGGTTTAATAGTTGATTTTAGAGATGCAAATAAAATACTAGATTGGTGGAACAAAGCTAAAGAAGATATTAGGGTTATAGAAAAAGCAGATTCAAAAATAGAAAAAGCAGCTCAAGAAAAAGCTGAAAAAGAAATTAAGTTTTTTAAAGATAATTTCCCTGAAGTAGAAAAAATATTTGGCTTTAAAAAGGGGAAATTAGATTACAAGGCTTTAGGTAATAGATCTGTTAATTTAACATATGAAGATTATGCACCTAGATTTATTAAAAGTAATAAAAAAATATTATCTTTATTTCCATCTTTAAGTTCTTTACCTCCAGATTTTAGAAATTATTTAGAAATAACATTAGGCAAAGGTAAAATAAAAGGTAGTTTTACTCCTGAAAAATATCAAAAGTTTGATAAAAATTTAAAAGATTTTGTAGATCCTAACTATATGCCAGTTAAAGAATTTAACGATGTGTTTGGTAATGAAAAGACATCATTAGAGGTTGAGGACTGGATGTATGATGTTTGGCAACCAAATTACAATGAATCAGGATTAAAAAAGAGTTGGTCAAAAGCATTAGCAGAAGCTAAAGAAGAATTTCCTAATTGGGAAACATCAGATAAGTTAGCATATAAGCAGTATTTAACATCGAGAGGTAGACAATTATTAAGTAATCCAAAACTTGTTGATGCAAATGGCAAAATGTTGCCTGACGCTTATGAAAGAACTATGACAGCTAATAGAAAAGCAATTAGCTTGTTATATAACAATTTAGCTAAAAACTATTTAGAAAACCCTACTAAAGAAACTATAGAAAACATTTTTACTTTTTTACAAATGCAAACTAATTCTCAAGAAAGCATATTAAAAGGATTAGTTCCTATGGAATATCTTTCTTTAAGAGAAGCTCCCGCTATAGACAATCCTACTGGAACAAAGTTCCATAATGAGCATATGAAAGAATTATCTAATGCCAACATGGGATTTTTAAGAATATTAGCAAAATATAAAAATAATCCTGAAAAACTTGAAATAGAAATAAAAAACCACGTTTCAGATTTTTCTCAAGCGTTGACTACTAAGCAAAATCAAAAGTTAAAAGATGCAAAAGGAGGAGGGTTTCAGTTTTCTAAAAATAAAGATATAAATACTTTTGTAAGCAAAAACGAAGCTGCTAATACAATAATTTTGTCAGGAGATTATCAAGCATCTACAGTTGCTGATATGATAATTAATGAAAAAGGAATAGAAATAGCTAAACAATCTATAAATAAAATACCTGATAATGAACTGAGTAGTAGCGGCGTTGAAGTTAAACGAATATTAAATAATATAAAAGAAACTAATGAAGTTGTTACAAACAATCTTGAGGTTATTAATGAAGCTGGTTTAACAACTAGGCCAGAAAACGTTACGGAAGTTAGTGAAGTTCTAGGTAAAGACAAAGGAAAAACTTTAGATGTTAAAGGCACTATAAAGCCTTTAGGAATAATAGATAAAGCTAACTCTAATAGTAGAATACCTTTAGATAAAGTAAAACCAAAACCTATAAAAGTTATTGATTTAGATAAAGCTTTACCAAAACTAAGAGTTCTTGATGCTGACGATGTTTTATTATATTCAAACAGTAAAGTTTATGCGTCTAATGGTGTTAAAGTTAAGTTAAACAAAAAAGGACAACCAACAAGTGGAACTAAAAAGTTAATTAAAGAAGGAAAAATAAAAGTTTTAAACGCTGCTGAGTTTGCTAAAAGTGGCGAGAAATTAAAAGATCAAGGTTGGGAAATGAATTTTGAAGACTTTGATAGAGTAGTTGATGGAAAACCTGGTCCACTTCTGGAAGCGGCTAAAAAGATGATAAACAAAAGAGGCGGTGATAACGTTTATGTTTTAACAGCTAGATCTCCAAAGTCTCAAAGACCTTTGTTTAAGTGGCTCAAATCTAAAGGAGCTAATTTTAAAGAAGAAAATGTAGTTGGACTAGGCAATTCTAGTGGACAGGCAAAGGCTGATTGGATGGTGGAAAAGTATTCTGAAGGCTTTAATGAGATATCATTTTTTGATGACGCTATTGGTAATATTGACGCCGCTAAAGCAGCTTTTAATGCTTATGATTTAAATGGTACTGCTCAATTAGTTAAAAAACCTAAAGCTTCTCTTAATTTATCTGAAGAATTTAATAAAAACTTAGAAGAATCTTCTGGTATTGGTCGTGAAAAAGTTTATTCAGATGTTAAGGCTAAATTAGTAGGTGCAACTAAAAAAAGACAAAGATTTTTTATACCTTCATCTGCTGAAGATTTTACTGGACTACTATATACTACTTTAGGTAAAGGTAAAGAGGGTGAAGCTCATATGGCTTTTTATCAAAAAAACTTATTAGATCCTTACAATAGAGCTACAGAGAATTTATCACAAGATAGAGTTAATTTATTTGCTGATTTTAAAGCTTTAAAAGAACAATTGCAAGTTCCAAAAGATTTAAAACTAAAGACTGAAAGCGGTTTTACTAACGAGCAAGCTGTAAGAGCTTATCTGTGGGGTCAAACTGGTAAGGAAATACCCGGACTTTCTAAAACTGATTTTGCAGAACTAAATAAAGTTATTGAAAGTAATCCAAAACTTCAAGCATTTGCAGATCAAATATTAGAAGTTACTAAAGGAGACGGTTACTCAGAACCAGGCAGAGATTGGGCTGTAGGAACTATAACCACTGATTTAATGGATTTACTTCAAACAACAAAGAGAGCTAAATATTTACAAGAGTTTGAAACCAATAAAAATGCTATATTTTCTCCAGATAACTTAAATAAATTAGAAGCCGCTTATGGCGCTAAATACAGAGAGGCTTTAGAAAATAGTTTATCCAGGATGAAAAATGGAAGTAATAGAACTCCCGGAGGTAATAAGCTAACTAATAATGTGTTGAATTACATAAATCAATCAACTGCAGTTACAATGTTTGCAAACACTAGATCTGCTTTACTTCAAACTATATCAGCAGCTAATTTCCTAAATCAAAGTTTTAATAATCCACTTAAAGCAGGTAAAGCTTTTGCTAATCAGCCTCAATATTGGAAAGATTATTCTAAATTAATTAATTCTGACTACTTAGTAGATAGACGTAATGGACTTAAATTGAATATATCTGAATCTGAAATAGCTAATGCTGCTAAAACATCTAAAAACAAAGCTAAAGCAGTATTAAACTATATGCTAGAAAAAGGTTATGCACCAACAAAGTATGCTGATAGTTTTGCTATAGCTTCTGGAGGCGCTTTGTTTTATAGGAATAGAATTAATGATTTAATGAAAAATGGAATTGTAGACTCACCAACAGATCCTAGAAAATACACATTAAAAGAAGCAGAAGCTCAAGCACTAAAAGAGTGGAGAGCTAGTTCTGAAATGTCACAGCAATCTTCTGATCCTAGTAAAATATCTCAACAACAATCTAGTGATATTGGTAGAGTCATATTGCAATATGTAAATACTCCAATGCAGTATGCTAGAATGCAAAAAAGAGATGTTCAAGACATGGTTAATAAAAGAGCTATGCCAGGTAAAACCTTAGCTGAAAGCAATAGAATTAGAATTGGTAGAGTAGCATATTATGGTTTTTTACAAAATATGATTTTTAACACTTTACAGCAAGGTACTTTTTCTTTACTAGCTGGTGATAACGAAGATCTTACTAAAAAACAAGAAAAGAAATTAGTTAAAACAGCTAACGGTATGTTAGACTCTAGCTTGAGAGGTTTAGGTATGGCTGGTGTTAGTGTTCAGGTTATTAAAAACTTAGGAATAGATATATATGATAGAACTAAAAAGTCAAGACCAGAATATTCAGATGCTTATAAGCAGTTATTAAACTTTTCTCCTGCTATTAAAAGAAAATTAAGTGGTATTGAACAAGCTGGTTATCCTTTCAATAGCAAGAAAGCTAGAGAAAAAGTATTTAACATGGGTCCTTATAATCCTGCTAATCCAGCTTACGAATCTATGGCTAAGGTAATATCAGCAACAACAAATGTTCCTTTAGATAGAATGTATAGAAAAATAGAAAATTTAAAAGATGCAACTGCTGATGACAACGAAGCTTGGGAATCTGTTGCAATGTTTTTAGGTTGGCCTAAGTGGCAAATAAAAGATGAGCAAGAAGAAGAAAAACCCAACAGTAGCTTTAAACTTAAGAGTGGTGTTAAACTCAAAGGTGGGATTAAACTTAAAAAAGGAATAAAACTAAAGTAAGGAACAAAAGAAACTGGGCACCATACCCAAAGTTCCTGTAACCAAAAAAGGGGAAGTCGTAATGACCTCCCCTTTTTATATTTTAGCTGTTACAGTATTCACAAATACCGCCTAGACAAAGTCCGCACATATCATTTTATTTTAAAATTTATAAGTAATTCCTACAGCTACAAAAAATCCTCCAGTAGCTATAGCTAATGTATTGGGATTTAAATCAAACTGTGGTGCATGTGGATGCCACATCATGTACGAAGTCCCAGCTGTCATTAAGCTAAGACCTCCAATTATTGCTAACTTTCTCATGTTATTTCACAATTATCACCTGCACAAGCTAATTCTCCTGCAAGATCTGTTTCGTCTTCTGTTTCTACAATTTT